GCGCAATTTCATACGGTAGGAGCGGCGGATCATAAGACTGCCCACCGGCTTCCAGTCCACTGCGGAAATTAAGGGGTTTATGAATAGGATGCCACTCTGCCATTGGACTCCGAATTCAGGTGGCTTGGCGCCAAACAGAATGATGTCACCATCGTAGGCGGGCACGTCTATGGTGTCGCAGTACAACGCCAGTTCACGCAAGATGCCGCGTGGGCTGAGTTTGTACCAGTCGTCGGCAACGTCTGGCGGGTTTTTGCCTAGAGCTTTTAGCGCGTCGATGACGAGGTGGATGCAGTCGTCACCGCCGTATTCATAGCGTCGGCCGATCAGGTGCTCACACACTGATTTGAGCTGTAAACGGGATGCTGCCCACTTGCCAGCGATGCAACCTGCGGCCTGGGATGTTGGCTTGCACAGCGTCAAGCACTGAGTTCAGGCTGACTTGGATGTTGACCTCGTCCCAGCCGCCGCTGGAACAGGTGCCCCAATAGGTGTAAAGGGTGCGCTGGACTGCTCCAGTGGAGGGTTCCCAGAGCACCGTGGTGACCTTGGCAACCCATAGGTTATCGAGGGCGTCAACAATCCACGCGCTAGCCATTTTTGTGTTGGCGAACTGGAGTGTCGCATCAAGGTTGTCGCCCTGGAGGGTGGCCACCGCTCCACCAAAACTGAACGGCAGAAACAAGTACCCGTTTACGTTCTGGTTGATCGCGTAATTCTGGAAACGGTACTGTGCCGCTTGGCCGCTGGGGCCGATGTCGAGAAGATGGCCGTAGGCGTATTCCATTAGATGCCGACTCCTCTACGTGTGGCGGCGCTGTTTTTCAGGCTGCGCATGGCGCGGCGTTCGCCTTGGATAGCGCCCTGTTGGGCAGCTTGTGCCATGCCGGCCCTGAACTGGTCAGCCGTAACGTAGTCCACATTGTTGATGCGTTCCACGCTGTAGCGGACGTCGATTGGTTCCATTGTTGCTGTTGCTACACCTCCGCCTTCTACGCTGGAGCCGCTGCCGGGAATGACGGCTGAGCCGCGGGTGCCAGCGGCGTATCGACTCATGGCACCGCGCATTTTGCTAGCGGGAATGACGTATTCCGGTTCGCCGCCTTCGCCGATTAGGCCCATGGTGGGCTTGGTAACCATGCCACCGTCCGCGAAGGCTTGGAAGCCGCCGGGCCAGTAGGCGCCATCCTTTGCGCCCTTGAAGCCAAACCCTTTGGCAAGGAATGAAAATACGCCAACGCCATCCGAGCCACCAAGAGCGCCAAGTGCTTGAGCAATGCCATACATAATGAGCATTTTGCCAATCGTGGCAGCAACATCAGCGGCCAAGCCTTTTAACGCATCGCCAAGGCTTTCTGTTCCCTTGACTGCAGCATCAATCGCGCCACTAAAAGCACCAGCAATGGTACTCGAAATGCTGTCATATAGATCTTTCTCCATTTGAAGTTTGGCGTTTGCCGCCTCTTGCGCTTTTGTTAGCTTGTTGATATCTGCAATCATTAGGCCAATGGCCTTTCTTTGTTCATCAGTTAGCGTGATTCCCTTACTGCGTAAAGCGTTTTCAATCTCTAAAACTTGCAGCGCTTGCTTTTGCGCGTCTGTCACGGCAGATACTTTAAGTCGTTGCATGTCAAGGCCAGCCAGTGCATCTGCGATGGCTTCTTGCTGCTGGCGGTATTGCTCTTCTGCCTTGCCTGTTTGCTCAGTTAGCAACGTATCAATTTCTATTTCTAGATTGCGACGTGCTGCCTTGAGGTCGTTTGTGCCCTCATCAAAGGCTAGTGCGGCTTGTGCTTTATCTGTTGCTGATGCAATTAATTGTGCGCGAACACCTTCTCTCTTAATTATGGTTTCATCGGCTGCTGCAATTTGGTATTTAATGCCTAACAGCTTGGATGAATACTCAACCATTCGCTGCGCCTGTTGCGGATTTTCGCTAGCTGCAGCAACGTTCATCATTTTTGCAGTAGCTGCAGTTAGCTTGGCTTGCTGCTCTTGCAGCTTGCGTTGAATGTCTCCTCCTATTAAATCTTCAACACTTAATTGCCTGCCGCGCTTTTCTTTCTCGGTTCCTGCCAGCAATGGTGGGGTCGCAGGCGTGGCAGTGGCAGGCTTGGCTGGCTTAGATTGCTGGCGCAGACTGCTCAGCCTCTGTTCAAGTTTCTGAGCTTCTTTTTGCAGCTGTTGTAATTCATATTTCATGCCAGGTAATACTGGCTGGCCGCCACCCACCACCTGCCCATCTACGCCCAGAACAGGAGCGCCGGCTTGCGTGCCGATTCCAGCAGCCTCTCCCGCCTTGATGGCTGCTTGGAGCTCCTTGATTCGAGCGCGTGTGTTAAATAATTGATCGTTGGCTTTTTTATAATCAGGACCAGCCAGTGCCTGATTAATTTTGTCTACCACCATTGTGGCAAAATCAAGAATCTCTTTCAGCGCAGGCTTAAGTGTTTCGCCGATTGTCTTGGCGAGCATTTCCACGCCATCTGTCAGGGTGCTCCATTTGCCGGCCAACGTATCACTCTGCGCAATAGCACCATTGGCGTATTTGCCGCCAGCATTGGTCAATCGAATAATTGCAACCTCGACTGCCTCGGCCCCAATGCGGCCCTTTTCCAAAGCTTTCTGGAATTCCTCACCAGAAAGTCCATACATCTTGCGCAGTTCTGTCTGCAGCGCAACGCCACGCTCTTGAAATTGGAGCAGCTCTTCACCTTGCAGTCGCCCTTTGGCTTGCACTTGGCCATAAGCCGTTACTAGGCCCGACAATTCAGCGCCTGTGGCGCCACTGACATCAGCCAGTCGCTTGGTGGTTTCTACAACATTCTCGGCTTCTACGCCAAATGCCTGCAAACGCTTGGCTGAATCAATCAACTCACTGCTGGTAAATGGCGTTACAGCGCCAAGTTGCTGCAACTCTTTGACGATCTGCCCAGCCTTTTCCGCGCTACCTGTTAGCACTTCAAGGCTGCGCGTCTGGCTTTCTAGCTCGGCCGTTTTTGCAAATACAAACTTGGCGGCTTCAATAATAGAAAATGCAGCAGCAAGCTTGCCTATCGCGCTCCCCAGCCCACCTATTGCACGTTCTGTTTGCTGCGACTGCGACTGAACCTCGCGCAGTTTGCTAACCGCGTTGCGGCTGTCGACGTTAATGGCAACGTTGGCGACAACCGACACGACTTACCTACGGCTTTGCTTCATTCTACGATCCTGTTCTTCGTTCTGCAGCTCAAAATAACTAGACCATATCAGCAACTCTTCAAGCGTTACCTCTTGATTCAGCCGCGCCAGGCTATATCCAAGTTCTTTGGCAACCCCAAGCTGCAGCAGCAGCAGGTTGTCTTTCTTTAGCTCAGCCTTTACCGCTTTTCATGTCGGTTTCGCCTTCCTCTGGATTGGTGATGATGGCGAGCATCATGGCTTGCAGGTCACTGTCAAGCACATCGTTTTTCAGCTCAGCAATTTCACCAGCCTGAAACAACCGCTGGCCGGCATCGTCGGCTGCTTTGGTTACCAGCAGATTCAGCGCAAAGCCATTGGGGTCATCGCCACCTGGCATCTTCTGCGCGCGTTCACGTTCTGCCATGGTCAACGCTGTGGCATAAAACTCAAACGTAGTTCCATCGTTGAGTGTTACAACACGCTTGATTGGCTGAAGATTGGCCGCTTTCTTAAGCCGTGCCAGCGCAGATGATGCCATGCAATAAATGTGGGTGGCCCCAGCATAAGCCGGGGCCGTTCAACTATCAAGCGGAAGTGCTGAAGTCGAAAGTAGGTGCGCCAGCTGGGCGGAATGTGATCTCCACTTGCTGAGCATCGTCGGGATTGATGTTCAGGCTGGCGGTCAGCAGCACGGCATCCATGGCAATGCTGCGGCTCAGGGCCTCGGTTGCCTGCAGATCGGTGTACAGTTTGAAGCCGCAACCAACCTGCTGGCGCTGCAGCACGTCTTCTACCATTCGATTCGACAGCGCAGCGTCCTCGTTGGTGACGTAGATCGTTGCGGTACCGTTGCCGTCGGCAAAGCCAGGAATGTAAGCGCGGAAAGGCGCATACTGGCCAGCGGTTTGGCCGATGGTGGTCACGTCGATCTCAGCGCGGCTGATCTCAAACGACCATGACTGCACTTGGCCAACGGCGGCATAGTCGGCGTAGTACCT